GCACGGATTTCTTCAAACCCGGCCCGAAAGGGGCAAACCATCCACGGATGGCAGTTTTCCGTTAATCGTCGTCAAACACACCCCGCAAGCCGCCTGCATCGAGGCTATGTGAGCCGACTTGCTGTGGGGGCGTGATGTCTATGGTGACTTCTTCCTCGATATGCTCGATTTGGTCATGAGGATTTGACGACGCCAAGTTTAGCTGGCGCAGTGCATCAAGATGGAGTTGGTTCACGTTGACTTGGACCGCTGCGGCTGGCTTGGCTTGGAACTTATCCGGAGCAGTAACCCCCGCCAACCATTTGCGCGTTTCGATCTTGAGCCTGTCCGCGTTAGCCGATACGCTGTCCGAGGCGTCGGCAATGTCGAGGCACTCATCCGCCCATTGGTCGGCTGCGATTGTCCGAGCCTGCCGGAACCGCTCCTCCCTGTCTGGGTCTTTGCGTATCCAATGATAGAGCGAGAGGTTGCTGATGTTCAGTTCACGAGCAAGGCCAGCCATTGTTAGGCCAGATGCAATCTTCTCCAGCAAAACAGTCTCACCAACCTTGTCTAAGTTTGACGCAATCGTGCGTCGTTTAATATGTCCGGCCATGTCTTATCCTTTAAGTAGTGATATAAGCCCGTATAAAGCCCATAGAGAAGCATACGGGGTGATTGCTAGGTAACTACCCGATGGTAGCTAGACGCGCTCCAGACCCCTTAAAAACGTCTCTAAGAGGATAGAGACGGGAGCCGGGACTGAACGCCCGCCTTGTTCATAGTATCGGATCGACCTTTCGGACAGCCCAATTTTGCGGGCGAGATGCCCTTGCGTCATGTTCAGCTTCTCGCGTGTTGCTTTAAATTCTTCGCTTGTCATTTGCGGTATCCTTGTTCAATGCGTGAACGATTGTGCTGTGGTCACGGTTCATGATCCGGCCAATTTCGGTTGTGCTGTAGCCTTTCTCCCGAAGCATCAGGATGCACAGGCGGCGCACAGCCACCACACGCTTGAACCGCGACTTGCCGAGCATGTCCTCAACCGTGTAGCCGTAGCCCTCGGCCAGATGTTCTATATCTTTAAGGTTCTTTTCCCGTGGCGTCATTCCATCAGGGCCTTTTCTGCATCTTCTATCAATTCAATGGGCGGCCAGCGAATATAATTTACATGCTCGTCCGTTATCACGCCCAGAAATTCCAGATATCCCATAAGGCGGTAGGCCAAGGTTGCGCTTGCGCGTTCGGTGTAGTTCTCGAACTGCTCTTCGTCGTCGTCATTGTCGTTCATTTGCTTGGCTCCTGAAAACTAAAAACTAAAAACTAAAAACTAAAAACTAAAAACTAAAAACTAAAAACTAAAAACTAAAAACTAAAAACTAAATCTCATTTGCTTTGCCCTTTGTTAAATATAACTAATGCGGACGGGAAGGGCGCACTGTTCTTGGCGCTGCCAAACTTAAGACGTCCACGGATAAATTCGATTTGGCCTTTCATGGCATAATCGTGCCACCAGCGCGTATCAGTGCGCGCCGGAACAAGGCAAACAACTGTCGCGCCTGCTAGGCTGCTCTCGTATGCTTTCTTCATCCATTGGCCGATTGTGCGACCATAGGGCGGGTTCATCCAACAAACGCCCTGCCAAGGCTGCGCTAGGCCGTTGTCCGCTTCGGTGAAGTATCGGGCGCATTTGGCGTTGTCAGCGGTCGCGCAAACATCCAGCGTAAAGCCGTAAATTGCGTTCTGCTTGTCGAAGAATTCTTGCGGCGTCGCCCATAGGTCGGTCGCGCTTGAGAAGTGCACGCTCATTTGCTTGTCTCCTGCTCTCTAAGGCGCTTGGCTTCTGCGAAGGTGAGGCCCTGTGAGTTTCGCAAGGGCCAAGCATTGTCCGAGGATACCCGGTGCTTGCGGCCTAACGGCGCGGCTTGTTGCGGTTTAATCATGATTACTCTCCCTTATTATCATTGCGGCAAGCATAGGATAGACCTGCCAGCATACTAACTAACCATATAAATGCGAATACGTTAAACGGTACATATTGTGATAAATCAAAAGCCATTGTCATTCCCTCTTTCGTTGTTAAGCTGCGGCGTCAATCCGCTTTGCGTAATCTATAGCCCACGACTTGCGGGTAAACGGCCCAAAGATATTTCCGTACTTCTTGCTGGTGATGTAAAACTTACGGCCAGCAGTCTTTTCTATCTCGTAACCTTGGTTGCTTACATTTGCCATTTCGTAATCCCTCTCTGTGTGGACACGTTGGTAGTAGGCACAATGTGCCGGTGTCTCAATAACTCAATTGAAAACAATTGTAAACAATCAAATCACATCGCAATGTGATTGCTTTGCCTTTGCAACATAATGCGGCAGGCACGATGTGCCGGTTTAACAAGGGAAAGAGGCAGCGCCGCGCCTCCGTTTTCGTGCGCCTCCGACCCCATTTGGTCCAGCACTAATACACTGTTACACCCTGAAACCCGCAGAAATGCGTGGGTTTTTGGGCGGGGAGGTCGAAATGGCCTTTCGATCCGACCCCCCCCCGGCCCCCGCCGCGCACGGGGGGCGTGTGTGTATAACCTGACAGACAGGGAGATGTGGCCCCACCCCCCGTACCCCCTGTGTTTTATGCTACCCCAGCCAAAAAAATTTCTAACTTTTTGCTTGTCAAACTGTAACAATAAGTTGTAACAGCGATGGACCACGAAAAACGGGAGAAATACGTTGGCAGTTTATGTATACACTCGCGTCTCGACTGAAGACCAGATTGAGAACACATCGCTCGACGATCAAGCGCGCCAAATCCAAGGCATTGCGCTTACGCATAATTTAGAGTTGACGCACATCTACGAAGAACGGGGCGTCTCCGGCGGCGTCCCACTGCTACGCCGAGAAGAAGGCTGCAAGCTGGCGTTCCTCCGGCCCGGCGATACTGTTATCGTATCGAAGCTAGACCGTATGTTTCGCGATGCGAGAGACGCACTAAACGTGATTGCCGACTGGGACACGGCGAACATTAATCTCATCATCAACGGCTACGGCAATGTCATGGACAAGGCCAACCCGAACGGACGCTTCATGCTAGAGATCATGGCCGTCTTCTCCGGCGAGGAGCGCCGCCGTATCAGAGAACGTGTCACCGCCGGTAAGAGAGCGAAGAAGTCACAGGGCGGATACGTCGGCGGCAAAGTGCCGTTCGGCTTTAAGAAGTCAGGCACAGGCCGCAAGGCCAAGCTGCTTCCAGAACCAAACGCGCAGGACGCGTTGATTACAATGAAAGCCGCACGCGTTAAAGGTCATAGCTACCGCGATATTGCTATTATCGTAGCAAAGCGTCATGGTATATCGGTTAGTCACCAAACAATCGCACGTGTAATCAGGGGAGATAAGAATGCCGAAGTCTGAACCAAACTTCTTTCTGGAGTTTTTGAAGAAGTACCGCGATGATCCCGTCGGGTTCGTGCGCGATATTCTAAGAACCAAACCAGACCCTTGGCAAATCGAGTTTCTGAAAGCGATTAGTTCCGGGAACCGCAGGATCAGCGTGCGCTCCGGCCACGGTGTCGGTAAGTCTACAGCCGCAAGCTGGGCCATGCTGCATTACTTTTTGACACGGTATCCGGTGAAGGTGGTTGTCACTGCGCCGACATCCGCACAGTTGTTCGATGCGATGTTCGCGGAACTGAAGCGATGGGTGAACGAACTGCCCGACGTTCTCAAGACGCTGATCGAAGTCAAGGCCGACCGTATCGAGTTAAAGGCCGCAGCTAGTGAAGCCTTTATCTCCGCTCGAACGAGCCGGGCAGAAACGCCGGAAGCGTTGCAGGGTATCCACGCCGACAACGTGCTGCTCGTCGCCGACGAAGCGTCCGGTATCCCGGAGAGTGTGTACGAAGCTGCGTCCGGTTCTATGTCCGGCCACAATGCGACGACCTTGCTGCTGGGGAACCCTACGCGAAACAGCGGATTATTCTACGATACGCACAACCGCTTGAAGGGCGAATGGAAAACCTTTCACGTTAGCTGTCTTGATAGTCCCCGCGTATCCGATGCGTTCGTGCGAGAGATGCAGCTACGGTACGGGGAAGACAGCCCGGCGTACCATGTGCGTGTTCTTGGTAACTTCCCGCCACGTGAAGAAGATACCGTCATTCCTGTCGAGTTGATCGACAGCGCCATGAACCGCGAGATCAAGATTGCCAAGCAGACGAAGAGTGTGTGGGGCCTAGACGTGGCGCGTATGGGTTCGGATGCCCCAGCCCTCGCTAAGCGGCGTGGCCCAGTTGTTGAAGAGATACAGACTTGGAAAGGTCTGGACTTGATGCAGCTAACCGGCGCAGTCGTGGCCGAGTTCGAGGCACTTGTACCTTCCGAGCAACCCGTTGAGATATTGGTAGATAGTATCGGGTTGGGGGCGGGTGTGCTTGACCGTCTGCGCGAACTGGGTCTGCCAGCACGCGGGATCAACGTGGCAGAAAGTCCTGCGATGAAAGGGACTTACGCCAACCTACGCGCCGAATTGTGGTTTAAGTGCAAGGGGTGGCTGGCGAACCGCGACGTTAAGATACCGAAGGACGAGCAGTTGTTCGCCGAGTTGGCGTCACCGCGTTACACCTTTACGTCGTCGGGTAAGATGCAGGTGGAAAGTAAGGAGAGCATGAAGAAGCGTGGGCTTCCGTCGCCGGATAAGGCGGATGCGTTGTGCTTATGCCTCGCCACCGACATATCGACGATCATGCACGGATACTCAATGGCCAACAAGAGTGGGGCAGAGCGGACAAGAGGGCGGGAGGGAAAGGGGCGGTAAGCGGGCTGCGGATGGAGAGTGGCAAGAGACGATGGAGAGAACGAGAGGAA